GTATAGAACACTGTCTGCACAGTATTGTTCTGAATGGTCTTGTAAAACTTGCTTTCTGCGTAAGCGTAAAACAGTTGACCAAGAGGATATTCATACTTAACAATTTCGATTGAGGAGATATTGGGATATTGATACGAGACTGATGACGATGGTATAAGTTGGTACCTAGATAGGTTAACAGCATCTTCAACTAGTTCGAAGAAAGCATATATCCCGATATTGGTGTTGCCGGTTACATAACCAGTCACTTCTTTGAAGAAGTCAGGGTTCTGGATAAGAGTTCTGTTGTTCGCGTCAATACTGGCTACCTCAACTTCAAAGTCATTTACGTATCCGTCAGACTCCACAGTTTGTCCGATTATAGAGGTCTTTACACTTCTTGCCAGTGGATAGTTTGAGCCTGGTTGTGTGTTGCTGGTAAGCACCGTGGTAAAGTCTTGAAGGATCTTCCCGGACAACGGATCATATACTAGTTTCCCGGTTTCAAATGAGAAGCGGGTATCAGCTACGCTGCCGAAGTAATATGTAAGTGACCGGTATGACACTGAGTATCGGTTACCACCCAAACTTAGCAGATTGACAAAGTACGCCGGATCGTTATAAGAAGAAATACTCCAGCGATCTTGGGCTATTGTCAGTGAGTTATTAAACACCAGTGAAAAACTTTGTTGAAGGCCCATACGTATGATACATTCTTGCATAACCGCATTCGGCAGTGAGTTGTCGAACGCCGGAATGATTGTTGTCAGAATGGCCCTAGTTGGTACATACCCGTTTAAAGTTATAGGTCCGGTACCATTAGTAAATGATCCGAGTCCGTTGTTGTACCCGTCACCTATTACGTTAAGCACGTTAGTCCAGATATACGTTGTATCAGATGGGTTAGCGATGCCCGGGACAAGTCTGTTATTAGCATCAAAGTAATATCCCGGTGGGGCAACGAACTTCAGCATTGCGCCTTTGGTAATATACTTTGCGTTGTGAGTAGAGTATGTTCCGGTTGCGATAGGTTTATTAACCGGGGAGGCAATATTGTAAAAGTATCCGGACAGACTATTAGCATCGACTGTGCTGCCTTGCCAATACACTGATCCGTCACCTGATGCGACATTCACTGGGTAGCGTGTATAGTTCTGTGAGTAATATTGTGCTGCTCTGCTGTCGGCCAGAATAGCAGCCAGGGTGTCAGTTAAGAACGTGATGATATTACCGGAACTTGTGATTGTTACTAAGACGTTGCCGTTCGCATCAGATTGGTATAGGGCACCGTCATCAGCAAATGAGTTAGTGCTGGAATACTTACCAGTAGGGTCAAGCAGGTCAAGATTGCGAGAGACACCCACTGAACTACGATTTATTGCTTTACTCTTGATAATGGAACTGTACAGAGTGTACGGGAAGTTGTTGTAATCTTCTCCGTTGACCATTCTGTTTTGTGTGTAGTAGCGAGTGGGCGCACGTTGCTTAATGTTCGCCAGAGTTTCTCTTGACTGAGCATTTGAAACAGGGACCTGAAGATCCAGCGTCATTGTCAGAGTTTCTGTTCGTCCAGCGCGGCTTGTATACGGAATAGATACACTGACTCCCTGCATCTCTGTAGGATCGACAGTGTAGGTCAGCGCGTTGCCGGCTCTTACATACGCACGGAATGTTCCGACCGGAATCTCAGAGAATACGCCGTCACCGAAAGTATAACTTACTTGATCATTGAAGCCAGATACTGTGGCAAATATTTTGCGATTGCTTGTAGTTGTTTGTAGATACGCATCAGCATACACGTTCTCTACTTGCTTCCACAGAGTAGGCGGACCGTTAGAGGCAGAGAGTTGATACAACCATGTGTCAGTATTATTGACGCCTTGTATCTCACCGACACCTACTACTTGATTAGAAATCTGTTGTGCCAGATTGAAGTCATAGCTCTGTAACTGACCTTGTTTGAAGTAGAAGAAGAACCCTGTGTTAGGGCTACCGTATCCCAACTTATCGTTGCGATACATCATGTTGAATCTGCTTGTGGGGCCCGGTGGAATCTCGTAGATGTAATCTGTCCCTACGCTGGTCGTACTGACTAGTTCGAAGTTCATTGAGTTACCGTCAACTACTGAGGAGAATGCCACAACAGGGAAGTTTGTCTGTGGAATTTGAATTGCATACTCATCAGTCTTGATGCCTAGAATCTGTGCTGATTGACCAGGGCGGCCCACGCGTTGCGTGTTGATAAGCGATGCGTTGATGATGGTGTTGTATTGTTCTAACCAGTTTTTGTTGGCAGGGTCATTCCAGAGAACTAATAGATTAGATAGGTTAAATCCATTCAAGTCTGTGATATTTTCTGAAGTCTGTATGCTTGTTACTTTAAGATACCCCTGACCTGCTAGGTTTCTCTTGGCGACATAGCTGACAAGATTAGCAAGTTTGACAACGGAGTCACGGCGTTCTGCTGTGTCAATGAAGTTTTCACGTGTGTTCAGATCATTTCTGAAAGCAAGACCCTGACCCATGAATGCCATCACATCCATCAAAGCGATAAACTCAGAACTCTCTATGTAATCGTTAAATGTTTCTGGATAGTAAGCACGAAGGTAGTCGATGAAACTCTTTCGTAGTGTCTCGTAGTCATACGAGCGAAAATCAGCTTCCCGAAACGTTTGGTAAATGGCCTTCCAGTCGTTGACGCCGAATAGTGAACTCTGTCTTGATGAGGTTGCCATACATAAATCCTTTTATGTATTTATGCTATCTAAAACCGATGATTATTGAATAACAGCAGTTCCTGAGGCGTTGCTGAAAAAGATGTTTAACGATTGTGCGTTGTTAAAAGGAGTAACTGCCATCTCAAGTTCAATAAGAATGCCGTTCTCCTGAGGATAAGTCTTCACTGAGTTAAGAAGCATTCGAGGATCTTGCCCGGCAACTCGTCTGATTTCAGTCTCTAATTGAGAGCGAACATCAACGGTGTTAGGTTCAAAGACGAATGACCAGAGGGTAGTTCCGTACCCCGGATTTCCGACTTTTTGTCCTTGCTGGATGTTCAGAGCGTTGATGAGGTTCTGAATGACTAACTTCTCATCCACTAGTCTGTATTTCTTTCCGTAGATGATAGGCTGAACCATACTACCAGTTCCACCAGATGAGCCTGGACTTAGATTAGTAGAGCGCGGCTTGTTAGCATTGATTGTGGAGAATCCGATGTAGTTAGGCATGATGTATTTATCAGTTACGCATTTCGAAGGTCCGTTATCTTCTTAAGGAGGGCGGCAACTGCCACCTGCTCTGCTACCATTGCTGCCTTTAATGAGGAGAGTTGCGGATCCCCTTGTGGCAATTCATTTTTCGCGTTGTCATACGCAATCCAAGCCGGGTTTGAGTTTTTTAAAGCAAAGTAATCATCTTCTGCTTTCGCTATTGCCGCCTTATTTTCATCATATTTCTTGATAGATTCTGCTGACATAGATGAGCCGAATGTGGCAGGGTTGCCGCCGGCGGCGAAAGAAGGTATCTTTGAACTTCCCAATAACGATGCGGCCATTGATGCCATCTCACCTCTGTCAAATGTGCCTGTGGCAACTGACGGAAGTTTCATAGGAACAGACCCGCCCGAAGTTAATCCTGCCATTGCGGAATTTAAAGCAGCAGAGGCTCCGGCAGAAAGACCTAGCCCGGAGAGGGCTGATAAAGGTGATCCGGGCAGTTTAAGAGCCGAGAGTCCTTTGGATGCCAGTGCGCCTACTCCGCCCAGTGCGCCGGCCACGCTACCTAATGCGCCAGTTATTGCACCGATGCCCGGTATAGCATTTAGAGCACCTTTGGCATTATCGACTACGTTTGCCATTGATGATAATCCTCCGGGCAGTGCGCTGACTCCGCTGGTATATGCTGCGGCAGAATCTTTCGCTGCATTAAACGTTTGTGTTACTGTTGTTAGATCAGCCATTTGCTTTTCCTGGATACGCAGAGCCGACCGCGCTTACTGCTGATGATATTACTGCGGACGGGTTATTAACTGCTGCGCTTATTTTACTTACTGCCCCGATAACAGCACCTAGACTCGGCAAAGAACCTAATGCTCCGGTTGCGGAACCAATAGCCCCTGTCACGCTACCTAATGCGCCGGTTATAGAACTTATGCCGGGTATACCTCCAGCTGCTGCTCCCAAAGTGCCGGCTGCTAGTTTTAGATCGTTGGGGTTAAGCGGGGCAGCTGCCACTGCGGATTCTGCTGCCGCGGCCGTTGCTGCAATCGCAGTCAGATTTTGAGGGATACCTGCTGCCAATGGTTTAAATGACTTTGTTATCGCAGCGAATGCCCCGGCGGCTACACCTTTGGCGTTCTCTGCGACACCAGCGATTCCCGGTATAGAATTTTTCACGGCGCCCGCTAGACCGCTTAAACTACCGGCCGCTGATGCCAGGTTGCCGGCGAATGCCCCTGATGCTAAAGCATTTGTAGCAGAGCCGAGGGCCAGATTAACTGCACCGGTTGCGCTTGAAACGACTGATGTTAAGTCTACCATTTATTAACCTCCTCCGAGTCCTTTTATTGCTTTGATTGCTGCCGCGGGTCCTGCAATAGTTGCTGCTAGTACGGCGCCTGCAGTACCGGCTTGATTGGGGGCAATTACTCCTGCGGTAGTCAGTGCTGATTGAGCCTGTTGCATGTTTGTCACGGCGGCTGATGCCTGTACCGGCATGTTACTAGTTAATTGTGACAGAGTTGATGCTCCTGGTATACCGGTGAATAGATTATTAGTTAATACTTTACTTACATCTGCGCCCGGAGTAGTCAATCCATTAATCAAGGCATCCGCCCCGGGTTTAAGTACACCGGCACCAACTAGTTGAGTAGCATTTGCTGCAAAAGCGCCAACAGCGATACTACTGTTTACTCCGTCACTGACTATGCCGGCACCTAGTTTGGCTGCAGCCGCAGCAGGGCCAGATGCTGCCATTGTAGATACTTGTGTTAGTAACGCCGCTGTTGTAGGTTTGTCGAGTGCAGCACTC